ATCAAACCAAATCCACCTGTAGATACAGCAGCGTTGATGGCAGAAGTTGAAGCACTCAGAAAAAGCAACAGAGAAATCTTGGACGATTACAAAAAAGCAAAGGAGGCGGCAAAAGCTGTGCCACCAGATGTTGATGTAGATGCTTTGATTGCTTATAAACAAAAAAAAGAGCAAGAAGAGCTAGAGGCAAAGGGCAGATATGATGAGGCGATTGCTAAACAGGCACAGCAGTATCGTGATGCTGAAGAGGTAAAGAACAAAAGAATCCAAGAGTTAGAGGCTAGGCAGAGACAGCTTGAAGTTGAAGCCCCAGCAGTAACAGCACTTGCTGATGTTGTACATGACCCTCAATATGTGCTATCTCGCATAAGCAAAGATCAGCTTGCAAGAGAGGCAGATGGAACAGTTGTTGTTGTTGATGGATACAACAGAACACCAGTTAAAGACTGGGCCATGACAAAAATGCCAGCATGGGTGCAGAAAAACCCAAGACCGCAGGGCGGTGGAGCAACGACAACTAAAGTTCAGACTGAAACAGTAGCTGCTGGTGAAAAGAACCCCTTTGCAAAGGAATCTTTTAACCTTACAGAGCAAAGTAGGTTATATAGAACAGATATAAATAAATATAATATGCTCAAAAACGCAGTTAGCGGTTAGTATAGAACTAACGTGGTTGTGCCATGTCAGAGGTTGTGCCTCGAAGTAAACATATTAATTAAATTCTAATGGCAACAT